GCCCCGAGATGAGAATCCCTCTCGGTCTACGCTACAACTCTCCCGCCGAGTTCTTCCGGGACCTCACGGACGCGGCGAACAAGAACCTCGGGATCGAGCACCAGGGGGTTCGGCTGGCGCTCCAGATCCTGGGATACAACCCCTCGACACCAGGACTCACGGTCAAGGTCCCCGAGCCGGGGGAGGGCAAGATCATCGTCGTGAACGGCGAACGGATCGACTTTGGGGCGTACCTGAGCTCCCAGATGTTGAAGCCCTTCAACCCGGCCTACGACTCGCGTCAGTGGCTCCTGAACGAACGGGAGAGCCTGCTCGAACTGCTGTCCGCGATGGATGCCAGGGGGGAGCTCCAGGAGGAGGACCTCGAGTACATAGCCAAGATCGAGGTCCATATCAATTGGGCCACCCTGGACGGTTGGTTCCCCTCGAAGATGCTTCACGAGGCCTACCACATGGGGCAACTCCGGGAGTTCCTGAATCACGTTCGGGCGCGCCCGAAATCACACACCTCGGAGTAGTGCCGATGGCGATCGAGTACGGCACGAGGTTGACCCCCAGGGAGGTAGAGGTAGAGCGGGCAAAACGGTTCAAGAGAATCCGAATCAGTGCCACCCGGAGAACCTCGATCGACCCACTGACGGGGTGCTGGAACATGCGCGGAAGGTACGACACGCACGGCATCACCCCCCGATGCGCGACGGTCTTCAACCCTGGACCGTTCCTGAAGGACGACGGAACCCCGGACAATGGGCCGAACCTCCTCACGCACGGGTGCCTCGCCCTGGGAATGGTGCTCGAGACCGATCCGAAGTCCCTCCCGCAGGTCTGGTGGAGAGGGCTCCGCGCGGACTGCGGGAATGCGGCCTGCTGGAACCCCTATCACTACACCTTCCCGGCGTCAATTCCGAGGGAACTTTTGGCCAAAGGGCTCGAGGCGTTCGCCTGGAGAACCTACAGCCTCAACACCTACATCGAACTCGGGGATGAATCATACCTGGACTCGATTGAACAGACTGGAAGTTCAGAAAAGATTCGGTCATCGTATGAGTCCGACACTCGGGAGGAGTGAACATGTCAGAAGCGATCAAGGTCGACTGGATCCAAAACGCAGGCTTTGCAGACATCCAGCGAGTCGCAGAGGACAAGGACGGGAGGGGGTACTTCTTTACCGCGAAGGTTGTCGGTCCGGAAGGTGTCCTCGGTCCCCGCTCCGTGTGCTGGTTACCCAAACCCGCGACGGCCTCGTAGATGGTTACCGCAGAGATACGCGGCAACTACTTCATCTGCCTCGGAACGCCCTCGGACATCGAGCTGCTCCGAGGGATACCGCACCGCGCCTACAACGACAAGGTCCAGGCCTGGACCGCGCCCCGCACCCAGATGGTTGCCGAGTACCTGTTCGGGATCAACGCCGCGCTATCCCCTGACGCGATCACGGAGGTCCGTCGGCTTCGCGCCGGCGAGCCTCGCTTTCCTCTCCGAGGGATGGAACTCTTCCCGAAGACGACACCTTTGGAGCACCAGTCCGCGGCCTTGGCCCGGATGCTCTCGATGCGGAACTACGCCCTCTTCCACGACCCGGGGTTGGGAAAATCCAAGGCCCTGATCGACGACTCCGCCCAGGCCTTCTCGGACAAGGTCATCCAGGCCGTGGCGATCGTCTGCCCGAACTCGATCAAGAGCAACTGGGTCGACGAGTTCGAGAAGCATTGCCCGCTCCCGGTGGAGTGCTGGGTCTACTCCCCGGAGAACCGGACCAAGACCCTCCTGTGGATCAAGCAGGCCCCCCAGGAGGGCGTCCTGAAGGTCCTGATCATCGCCTGCGAGTCTATCAGCCACAAGAGCGGCCAGGACGTCCTGGAGGCCTTCCTGACGAAGCAGGCCACCTCCCTCGGTGTGGACGAGAGCAGCCGCTTCAAGACCCACAACGCGACCCGCACGAAGGCTCTGTTGCGCCTGAGCCCGCTCGCGAAGCGCCGCCGAATCTTGACCGGGACCGCGATCACGAAAGGGCTCCAGGATGCCTGGAGTCAGTTCGCGATCCTCTCCCCGGACATCTTGGCCGGGATGAACTTCTTCACCTTCCGGAACAAGTTCTGTGTGATGGGGGGCTTCGAGGCGAAACAGATCGTGTCCTCGAAGAACGAGGACCAGTTCGTGGACCTGATCTCGGACTTCGTCCATATGGCCACGAAGGATAAGTGCCTGGACCTTCCCCCCAAGGTGTATCAGACCCGTCGGGTCGCCCCTTCGGACGAGATGCTGCGACTCTACAACGACCTCCGCACGAGCGGCGCCGCGATCGTGGCCCCTGGGCAGGTCGTAACCTACACCATCGCGGTCGTCCGGGACCTGCGCCTCCAGCAGATCACGGGCGGCTTCGCGACCGCGGACCGCGAACTTGCATCCGTGCTGGGGCACCAGGACGAGGGCATGCCCGAGTTCTGCTTCGAGGACCCTGTTGCCTGGGAGGCCGCTGTTGCACAGCTCGAGCAACGCCTCGAGAAGGCCCAGGCGGAGCCGATCTCCGGCCCGAACCCGAAGGTCGAGGAGGTTCTCCAGATCGCCGAGGACTGCCCCGGAAAGATCATTATCTGGTGCCGCTTTCGGCCCGAGATCGAGGCGGTGCGTGCCGCCCTCGAGAAGGTCTACCCCGGCTCCGTCGTGGAGTTCCACGGCGGGATCGACAACGAGACCCGCACCCTCGCCCGGAAACGCTTCCAGGAAGATCCGAGGTGCCGCTTCTTCGTAGGTCAGCAGGAGTCGGGCGGGATCGGGATCACCCTCACGGCCGCGGAGACGATGGTCTACTTCAGCAACTCCTGGTCCCTCGAGACCCGCATCCAGTCCGAGGATCGGGCCCACCGGGTGGGCCAGACCAAGACCGTCGTCTACATCGACCTCCTGATGGAGATGCCCGCGAAGGGCAAGGAATGGGTCGACTCAAAAGTTTTCCGGGCGCTGAAGGCTCGCAGGGATTATGTTGCAACTCTGAATGACGAAATCGAGGAGGCGACGAGATGAAACTGACCTTTTACTTTGTCCAGGTGGCCCTGATCCTCCTCTGGTTCGTCACCTTCGGGGCCCTCTCGGTCTCGATCGACAATGCCGAGGACCCCGAGGAAACCTTTTTCTGCATCCGGGGCTGGGCCTTCGAGTTCGTCTCGGTGTTGATGGACTCCGGGGAGAAGGGCGAGGAATGAGTCGCATCCTGACGAACGAAATCCGGGTTGCCCGAGAGGACTACCCCTGCGACGCCACCCGGACCATCCGAGAGTCCGGGGAGATCCCTCCCGAGTCCTGCCCCGAGGCGGTGCGGGAACTCTTCCAGGACCTCCGGTGGCACAGCGCGATCCGGAAGGGTGAGAAGTACCGCTACGTCACGTTCGTCCAGGACGGCGACTTCTGTGTGTGGCGGGAACGCCTGGATGCGGGAGAGGTGCTGCGCGAAATGGAGCTAGACGGGGCGTGGTAGCTGGTATCCTAGGGTTCACGCATGGAGAGCGCCGTGGAACCTAGAGTCTTCCCAACCCAGTCAACGAATCACGACCTCTCGAAGGCCTCGGACCACGGGAAGCTGCTCCCTGGGATCTCCTACATGGACTACACCGGAAGCCCGAGCAGCTACGCCGGCGTCAGGGCGGCCTTGACGGACTTCAATCCGAGCCTAGACTTCCTATTACCGATCGGCGACCCCATCAACATAGGGCTCGCCTTCACCGCCCTGTACCGCTTGGGGCACACCAAAATCCAGGTACTGAAGTGGAACCGGATTCGGTCCCGCTACTACCCTTTGACGGTGACCCTTGATCAGATCAAGTGGACCGTTCCGGAGAGAGAAGAATGAGCCAGGATCTGAGCATCGACGACTACGCCGGCCAGCAGGCGGCCCTGAATCAGATGGACGGGGGCGCCCCCGCCACCCCGACGGACCAGCCCGACAGCTTCCTGATCTTCAAGGATAAGTACTCCTCCGAAGGTCTGGGCGGACTGGGGGGTTCCCTCGAGGATCTCGCCGCCAAGATCGGTGAGCTCGAGGATCGGGTCAAGGAACTCAAAGAGGAGCGCAAGTACCTCGAGGAGTACGCCATCCCGGCGAAGCTCGAGGCCGAGGGCATGAAGAACTTCAAGCTGACCTCAGGCAAGCTGGTGCACCTCCGGGGTGAGCTCCAGGTCACGATGGCGGCCGGGGACCGTCCGATGGCGATGCTGTGGTTCAAGGACCACGGGCACGGCTCGATGGTCCAGGAGCATATCCCTCCCCAGACCCTGAAGGCCTGGGTGAAGAACGACTGCCTGGGCAACATGACCGAGCCGCCCCCCTTCATCAAGGTGCGGCAGTTCCAGAAGGCCGTTCTCAAGTCTTGACGAAGTCCCCGAAGGGCTTACCTTCGGAATACACGGCGAGGTGCCCCTTGGCTCGGGTCACCTTCTTTTCGCCCCCAATGCCCAACAACGGAGGCCAAGCATGGCCAAGCATTCGAACACCGCAGTTGCCACCGTCGAGGCGAGTGGCGTCGCAACCACAATGGAGGTTCCCTCGTACCTTGCCGCCTACGGCGCCATCGGGTCCGAGAACGTCCGCACCGAGGACAAGGTCCTCGCTCGGCTCACCCTGCTCCAGGGGCTGTCCCCGGAGGTCACGAAGGGTGACGCCAAGTTCGTCGAGTCGGCTCGCGCCGGCGACATCTTCCACACCGTCCTGGGGACCACCCACGAAACGATTCTCTTCGTGGATGCCTTCTTCCGGGTGGAGTACGGCGTCTTCCGCAAGCGCATCAAGGGCGGCGGATTCCGGGGCATCGAGATGACCGAGGCGAAGGCCACGGCCCTCCTGGACGCCCAGAAGGACAAGGACGACTGCGAGATCGTGGCCCAGTCGGTGCACTACGGCATCGCCCTGGATCCGGTCACGAAGGAATCCCTGGGCGAGGTCGCCCTCGTGATGGTCAGCACCAAGCTGAAGGTCAGCCGCAAGATGAACTCCCTCATCGATTCGTACCTGATCGAGAAGGGCTACCCTCGCTTCGGCGGGGTCTGGAAGCTGTCCGTCGTCGCCGAGAAGAACGAGAAGGGCCCCTACTTCAACTTCGCGATCTCCCCGGCGGGCTTCACCCCTGAGAAGGTTGCCAAGGCGGCCTTCAAGCTGTACCAGGACACCCTGGCCGGCATCGCCAAGGCCGGCTTCGAGGAGACGGACGCCACGGCGTCTGCTCCGGAGCGGGCCAACCAGAACCTCGAAGCCGAGATCTGATCGAGACGAACCCCAACCAAAGGCCCCCGCAAGGGGGCCTTGTCTTTGGAGCATTGATGCAGACACCTATTCATATCCGGGACGCGAAGTACCTCGTGGTCGACGTCGAGACGACGGGTCGGGATGCGGAGGTCGACAAGATCATCCAGATCGGCGCAGTCTGGGTCGACTGGGAAGGGAACGTCCTGGACACCTTCGAGGACCTCGTGAACCCCGAGGGGACCCCCATCCCTCCGGATGCCTCCGCGGTGCACCACCTCGTGGACGAGGACGTGGCTGAGGCTCCGCCGATCGCGAAGGTCCTAACGGCCATGTACGCGACCCGCCCGTTCGACGTCCTGGTCGCGCACAACGCGCCCTTCGACATGGCCTTCCTGAAGCCGGACCCGAAGACCCCCGTGATTGACACCCTCCGGCTGGCCCAGCACCTGTGGCCTGAACTCGACCAGCACAAGAACCAGTACCTCAGGTACTACTGGAAGCTGAAGGTGCACGGGGGCGGGAAGCAGATGACCCACTCGGCCCTCCCGGATGCCCTCGTGACGGCCGCGAATCTGGCCCACGAACTGAAGGCCGTGATGGCGCTCTCCAAGGATCCCGACAACCTGACCGTGGACAAGATCATCCCCTGGATCTTGCGCCCCGTCCGGATCACCAAGTTCCGTTTCGGGAAGCATCGGGGCAAGCTGATCCTCGACATGGCTCGGGAGGATCCCAGCTACCTCAAGTGGATGCTGAACAAGATGGAGGACCTGGACGAGGACCTTCGCTCCTCGGTACTATGGGCCCTGGAGGAGGCCCAGCGATGAACCCCGAGCCCGAGGGTCCGATGACCGGATACGAGGCCTACAGGTGTCTCCTCCAGCTCTACGCCCGACCGGAGAACATCGACCTCGCCAAGGGCCTCGGACCTCTGGCCGAATTTCTCGGCATGACCCGACCGAAGGGACGCGAAGCCCTCACCAAGATGCTCGAGAACCCGAGGCTGACCCCGGAGAAGCTGCTCCTCTGGGGTCTTGCCGAGGCCTCGCTGCATCAGGCCCTGACCCTCGAGGACTTCACGCAGCACGCCCTGGCCCTGTCCGAAACGTTCCGGAGGGCGGTTGACCTCCCCGGGACGTGGCAATCCCTTGCGCGAATCGCCCGGAGGCCTACCTTCTAAGGTGACCCCGGAGTTGCGCTTGAATGAAATCCTGATCGTGGACTTGGAGACCCCATCCCTCAATTGGTGGACGGGGTCTCAGAATGTACTGGCGGCCTGGACGTTGCCGCACGCCTCGGGGGTCCTGGACCTCCGGAATGAGTCCTCCCGGCGCAAGCTGCGGGACATGATCCTGAACCACGGACGGATCGGGAACCACAACATCAAGTTCGATTTCCACCACCTGATCGCGCTGGGCGTCCTGACCACCGACGAGCTCTTCCAGCTCGAGATCCACGACTCTATGGTCTATGCCGCGCTCCTGAATGAGCACCTCCTCAGCTACTCGCTCGAGGACATCGGCCAGCGGTACGTCGGGGAGGGAAAGGACAACACCCTGTACCAGAAGTTCTCCGAGATCTTCGGAGGTAAACCGACCCGCAAGGCCCAGATGCCGAACATGGGCAAGGCCCTGGAAATGCCAGAGTTGCGGCCCCTCGTCGAATCTTATGCTATGCAGGATACGAAGCTGGTGGCGCAGATCCTCCCGATCCAGTTGGCGGAGCTCGAGCGTCAGGACCTGCTCCGGGTTCGGAAGCTGGAGATGGACCTTCTCCCGGTCCTGACCGAGATGGAGCACGGGGGCGTTCGGGTGGACCTGGGCTTGGCGGAGAGGGCCGTCCCGAAGTTGACCGCTGAGATCGATTCTCTGCAACGCCGACTGAACGCGGCGGCCGGCTTCCCTGTGGGGATCCTGAGCCCGAAGAGTATGCAGTTCCTCTTCAACCCGGTGAAGGAGGCCTCCGGGTGGTGGCGCCTGAACGATGGGACCCTCACGAACCCCACCGAGTCTGGGAAGGCCGCCTCGATCGATGCGAACTGCCTCCGTCGAGCCTCCCACCCCGCCGCGGCCCTGATCCTCGAGTGCCGGAATCTCACGAAGATCCGGGACACCTTCCTTCTGGGCCACGTCCTCGGGAACGCCCACAACGGACGGGTCCACACGAACTACAACCAGACCAAGAGCGACAGCGACACCGGGGCCATGTACGGAACGAGCTCCGGCCGGCTCTCCTCGAATGAGCCCAACCTCCAGCAGATCAGCGTCCGGAATCAGAAGGCGTGCGAGATCGTCCGGGCCTGCTTCCTTCCGGACGAGGGCGCGAAGTGGCTCTCCGGGGACTTCAGCCAGATCGATTTCCGTTTCGTGGTTCACTTCATGAATGACCCCCTGCTGGTTAAGGCCTACGCCGAGAATCCCCTCCTGGACTTCCACACCAAGGTCGCCGAGATCACCGGGCTGCCCCGGAACCCCACCCCCACGTCCAGAGCCTGCGCTAAGACCATCAACCTCGGGCTGGCCTTCGGGATGTCTGAGGGGCGGCTCGCCGAGGAGATGGGGATGCCTTTTACGCTCGAATCCTTTACTTCGAGGGAGGGGGAGTTCATCGAGTTCAAGAAAGGCGGGTCCGAGGCCCAGCTTCTCTTCGAGCGGTATCACGGGGCCCTCCCGGAGCTGAAGCCTTTGCTGAAGGCGATCTCCAAGGTGGCCAAGGACCGAGGGTACGTCCGGACGATCCTTGGACGCCGCTGTCGTTTCCCGGGGGGGCAGAAGACGCATAAGGCCGGCCCCCTGGTCTTCCAGGGTGGGGCCGCGGAGCTCATGAAGGTCAAGCTGGTCGAGCTTCGACGAACCTCGAAGGAAACGGGGAGTCGGATGATGCTCACGATCCACGACTCGGACGAACTGTCCGGATCCCCCGACGCCATCCCTGCGCTGAAGAAACAGTACGAGGAAAACACCCTGGGACTGAGGGTCCCCATCTGTTCGGAGTGGAAGCATGGAAATAGCTGGTGGGAAGTTTCCAGGAAGTGAGGGACCGGCCTCCCCTCAGTCGGAGTTGCTCTCCTGGCTCGTTTTCGCCGGAAGCATCCTGATCTTCGGGGGACTGCTGTGGTGGCTCGATCGGAGAGCCGAGGCCCGTTGGTACGGGCTCTCCCGGGCACGGGCCGAGTACCAGTGGCCCCTCCGCTCCTCCTGGCCGGCGTGGGCCCAGCAGGCCGCGGATGAGGTCCTCGGGGCACCCTGGGGGATGGACCACCCCGTGTTCCGGGCGGAAGATGATTACCGCCGCATCAAGGCAATTGAACGAGCAGTCCAGAACGGATTCAACCCCAACGAGGAGGTCTTCAAATGAACAGAGCCGAATTTCTGAGCCAGATCGTGCACCCGACCCTGACCGAGGCGGAGCGCATCCTCACCGGAAAGGGGGACGAGTACTCGAACGCGCAGGAGGTCACGACCAACTTCCGGAATAACGCCAAGAAGCTGGGGGTCTCTCCCTACGTCGTCCACTCCGTCTACATGGGGAAGCACCTCGATTCGATCGAGCGGTACATCCGGGAGCGGGTCGCCGGGAACTGGCCCAAGACCGAGGAGCCCATCGCGGGCCGGGTGATGGACGTCATCAACTACCTGCTCCTGTTCCTGGCGATCGACCAGGAAGAGTTCCAGGCGCAGTTCGAGAAGCCCTCGGACCCCGCTCCTTCCGAGGACGACATCGTTGACCGACGCCACCTCGTAGCGCCGAGCCCACGCTTCTCCCCGGGGGATCGGGTCGTGATCGTTCCCTCCGACTACACGGCCCTGAATCAGAACTGGTTCATGGTCGGGAACACCGGGACCGTGATCCGGGAGACTACGCTGTCCGGGTGTGCGCCGAGCTATCAGGTCCGATTCGATCCCGCCCCCGGTGTCGCCGAGGACGCCCACGGTAACCGCGACTGGGTCGTCATGGGTGCTCAGTTGGCGCTGAACCGCTGACGATCGAAAAGCGAGGATACTCGAACCGAGGAACCTCCTCCGGCTCCTTCGGCTTCGGAACTTCCCCCCTTCGGAGATCCCGGAGGGCGGCGGCCAGTCCGAGCAAGACCTCGATGTTGTGCCGTTGGACAGCTATTGTCCGTTGATGCGACCCACACCTCCGGGTGAGGGTCGCAACCTTTTGTCTGGACCGTTCCTCGAGAAACTCGGACAGTTGGGCCCGCTCCTCCCAGAGGTCCCGCTCCCCTCGAGCGTCCTGGACATTCCCCCAGCAGGTCGAAAGGAACAGTCCGAGGGCCACCCCCAGAGAAACGACCCGGAGGGGTTTCATTCCTCGGCCTTGGCCGGCTTTCCAATGCCACTGATTTCCTCGGACCCCTTACCGAGGCCGAAGGTCCACTTCGCGAGCTCGATGATCTTGTCGATCATGGAGGTGGCGTAGGCCGCGATGTCTGGGACGTAGACCCCGGCGACCCAGATCAGGACCGCGACCACGATGAGCAGAAACGGAATCACCCGGGTGTAGGAGCCCTCGTTCCGCTTGCCCCGAAAGACGCCGTTGTCCCCGAAAAGGGTGAAGCCGAGTTTTTCATACTTCACTGATACCAGATACCCTACGAGGAACCCAAGCAGGACGGATCCGATCCAGGCAAGCCATAGTTTCCCCGTCATGCGGCACCTCGTCGTGGACATAGAGGGCCGAGTGGTCTCCTCGGTCCCCCATATGATCGCACAGGTGGCAGGTCAGGAGCCTGAGGCACGCCGGGCAATAGATCTTGCCGTGTCCGGTCAACATCTCGATCCCCCCTGAGGTAGTGTACCCTCCTCAGGGCTTCCGCTTGGCCCGCTTGATCCAGCCGTTCTGGAACTCGATCTGGGTGGGGTCCAGCCGGATGATGTTGAGGTAGTGGCCGAGTTGCTCCGCACAAAGGGCCTGGAGCATGTCCTTCGGGGGGAGCGCATTGGCCGCGGCCAGGGTCTTCGGACCCAGATGACCGTCCTCGGCGAGGAGGGGCCTCCCCCAGAAGTTGTTGATGGCCCGCTGAAGGATCTTGTTCGCGGTGCCGGGGCCGGCGTGCACGCCGATGTCGAAGTGCTTGATCGCGACGGCGTCGTCCAGGAAAGGGTCCCCGAACCAGTACAGGTTCTCGTAGATGGCTCGAGCCTCCTCCTTCGGCAAGGCCCGGAGGTCGTCCGCATCCACATCCCCATCCAGGTCCACATCCCGGCCGAGGCCCTTCAGGACCGCCAGGGTGATCCCCCAGTTCGTCTTGCCCCCCTTGTCGTTCTTCCTGTCCGACCATCCGCCCTCGTGCTCGAGGGTGAAGTCCAGAGCCCTGTCCAGTCGCGACGTCACACCGTCACCAGCGCGATGCGGAGGATCTTGACCGCAAGCGCGGCCCAGTCGGCGGGACGCTGGGAAACATAGATCGAGATCAGGAGGTTCATGATCGGGAACCAGATGCGCCCCGGGAGCCATCCCCAGACGCCCCCAAACCGGACACCCGCGGCGAAGATCGTGACCGCGGTGCGGAGGGCCAACTCCCGGTCGAACTTGGCGCCCTTCGTGCCGTCGGGGTCCTCCTTCTTGATGACCTCGATCTTGGCCAGCTCGACTGCGGCGCAGACGGCGCCGATGAACTGGATGATCTCGGGAAGGGTCTTCCAGAGCTTGGGCGGGACGAGGGCACTGGGCCAGTCCAGGGACTGGACGTCCTTCCACTCCGCGAAGACGGGCGAGAGATTAACGTATTTCTGGACTTCCGTCAGGAAGGCCCCTTTGTCCATCGTGATCGTCAGAGTGCTCAATTTCGCCCCCAAGTGTATTTGCCTAGGATCAGGCTGCTGCCGTTTACGTACCCAGTCATTATCGACCAATTTCGGGTCAGGTGCTTCTCGAAGATGAGGTTGGGCCTCGTTCTGCCGAGTTCGTCACGTCCAATACCTAGACCAATCCCATACTTCGGGAAGGACTCAACCCTCCGAACCTCGGACCCCGGGAAGAAGGCCTCGGCCCCGGTCAGGGGGATCTGCTCCGTGCCCAGGGACTTCCCTTCGGGGTCGAAGACCTCCCGGGAGAGGGATGCTCCGGCCCGCATCCCGTCCTTGTCGGTGCGCCACGTCGCGAAGTTGAGCTTGTATTGTTCCGAGTAGTTGATCCAATTTGTCGTCAGTCCGAGGTTTGGGACGTACCGCAACCGAGCTTCGGTCAAGGGAGGGAGACCCGAAGGGCGGCCCTGCACGACGGTGGTGTCGAAGCCCCCATTCGGGAGGTCAGGGGGGTCCGAATGCTGCGAGACCTCTGACCCCGGGACGAGGGCCGTGCCCTGAACCGAGGCGACCACCCGACCCCCCTGCTTCCGGATCTCGGCCGCCAGCTCGGGGCCCATCGTCTCCTTCACCTTCTTGGCCAGCTCGGTGTAGTCCAGGAGGTGCCCCTGGGCTTGCGCTGAGGGGCCTAGGAGCTTGAACTCGGCCCGGAGGGTATCTTGGAGGGCCGCGACCTGTTTCGCCTGCTGGCGGGCCATCCAGGCCCAAGTTCCTAGGACCGAGAGCAGGACGAGCAGGGCGGAGCGAAGGGGGGATGGATTGGACACGGTGCTCTCTGGGCTAGATTTCAATGGAGACCTCATCCACGTAGATGGACGCGGTCTTGGTTCCTGCGCCACCCGTCCGGATTGCGTAGGCGTACATCTCGATCCGGAGCACGAAATCCCCGCCGGCCGTCCCGATCTCGGTGCTGATGTCCTCGGATCGGGAGGTCCAGGCAAGGGCTTCGGCAGTGGTCCAGGTGGTGTAGGTGTAGGTGGCGAGTAACGACTCCACCCCGGTGGCGGTGTTCAGGAGGTAGGCCTTGACGTAGCCGTCGTAGCTGGCGTTCGCGCCCGAGCTGCTGTACCTTCCGGTCTGCATCGTCAGGAGCACGACCTCGCTGGCCTCCAGCGGCGGCACCGTGAAGGGCTGGATGATGCTCCCGGTGGATTCGACAGGGGTCGCTAGGACGGTGCCCGAGGCCGACTGTTCCGCGGACCCCGTGCCCGAGGTCTTGGTCTCGCTGGACCAGATAGGGGGCTCCGTCCCGTTCGTTCCCCAGGGGGAGAGGCTGTAGGCGAATGCTGAGTTACTCAGCCGGTTGTGAGCGAACATCGCTCGATCCGCAAGGGTCAGGGCTCGGTACCCAGCGATCGCGACATCGTCCCCGAACTCGGCCTGGAGAGAGGTCGGAGAGGCGTGCCCTTTGAGGGTCACGTTGAAGGCCGTTCCGCTGACCTTGAATCCGGTTGCGCTCGCGCCACCGTTCCCAACGACGTAGTTGCTCGAACGGATCGTGTTCACGATGGCGAAGTCGGCGATCAAAGAATCCGCGGTCACGGTGCCATCCTGGATGGTGACCGAGCCGATCCCCAGGGCGATACCCCAGGCCTTCACGTCCCCGGGGCGGGTCGCGTGGGTCCCGAGGAGGATCCCGGCGTAGCCGGACTGCTGTCCGTCGTCCCCCGCGGACACCGCGGCGATAGCGGCGTCCGAGTAGGTCTGCACCTCGACGCCATCGCACTTGATGATCAGGCGCCGGGTGGCGCTCGTGCCGGATTCCCCGGACCAGATCGCGGTCAGCTTCCCGGTGCCCGCAGCGGGAACGGATGCGGGGGTGGTGGTGGGGGTGATCGTGGCGCCGTAGGTCCGGGTGCCTGTCACCGGCTTCACGGTGATCGCGGAGCCGCTGTGCAGAATCCTGAGCCCGGTAGTGACGGTCCCGAAGGCGCTGCTCATGTTGATCAGGAAGCCTCGGTCCTGCCCCCCGGCGCTCGTGAAGTTCGCCTCGTAGGTCTTGGACCTCGCCGCCGGATACAGGCGCAGCGCATCCATGTAGGACGCAGCATCGACGCTGTTCTCGACGGCCCCGTTGACGGTGTTCGCGCTGAAGGAGCCGTCGTTGTTCATGAGGAGCGGAGAGCCGCCCGCGGTCGCCGTGAACTGGTAGTTCGGGCCGACGCTAAGGTGATACGTCTGGATCGCGCTGGCGGCGATGACGAGGGCCGTGACGGAGCCGTTCACGAGGAGCGCGGCATCGGCACAGCGCAAGCAGCCGAGGTCATCGAAGAGGGCGTGCGTGCCGGCCGTGCAGTTTAGCTTCACGCAGAAGGCCACCGCGTTCGCAGGGATGGTCGCTTGGCCGTAGATCAAGGTGTAGCTCGTCGAGGTCGTGGCGTAGCCGGCCGCCATCGTCACGTTCCCCTGGCTCACGCCGTCCTTGTCGAAGGTCTCGACCTGGAGGGACGCGGTCGCTGCGCCGCTGACCTTGGCCTGGGCCGAAACGTAGTAGACCTCGTTCGGTTTGCACTCGGTGCGGGCCGTGATCTGGGAGGTCACGCCGGCCAGGACCTTGCGGCACCCGGTCGAGCTGTTGTAGCCGATGCCGGTGCTGTCCAGGCTCACGAGTCCGTAGGACCCTGCGGGCAGGGTGGTCGAGGTCAGCTCGCTCTTCGGGTTCGGGATCAGGTTCCCGCCGTTCGAGATCACCGTGCTGCCGAGCAGGGCGACGTTCCCCGTGGCCAGGGCGTCCAGGATCCCTTGGTAGAGCGCGTTGTCGCGGTCCATCTTCGAGCCCGCGCCGTAGGTGCCGATGCTGACGTGGTCGATCTCGACATCTCCTGCGCTCGAGACGAGGTCCAGCAGGATCTGATCGATCCGGGTGTTCGCGATGTAGCTGGTACTCGAATCCTCTAGGAGCGCCATGTCCCACGCGATGTCGGTCCACTGACCAACGGGCGGGGCCGTGATCTGGGCCCACTTGTCGGTGGTGCCGGTGGTCACGGAAGGGCTCAGTCCCTTGAAGTGGCACTTGCCGACCCAGGTCCCGGAGTTGTACCTAACCCGAGCCAGGACCACACGAGTTTCCTTCCCCGTGAAGCTGTAGTTCGAGAAGTCCGGGCTGAGGGCGGTCATCGTGGTCGAGGACCACGTCAACTTCCGGGAGACCTTCGCGAGGGGTGAGGCGGAGTCCGCGGAGGAGCCCCCAGAGATCGTGAAGCCTCCATCGCTCCCGTCCCCGAAGTCCCACATCAGGGCGGGCCGGAAGGTATCCGTGGGGTTGAAAGGATCCCCCGTCGCGGCGATGATCGCAGCGATGAGGGCATTGCGGGCCACGGTGACCGCCTGGAACATCGAGACGAACTCGAGCCCTGTGGTAGGGGGCGTCGCGTCCCCGAGGTAGTAGACGTCCGTGTAGCTGGTCCAGTCGTCGGTGGCTCCACCCGTCCACCCCTGAGCTCCGGTGAGGGTCCCGAGGTAAGTGTCCAGGTTCGTGATCGAGGTATCGTAGGCGACGCTCGAGACGCCTACCGCCAGGGCCTGGGCGTCGAGGTCAGGCTTTTCGAGCCAGATGATGTCGTAGGTCGCCTTCCAGTTCCGCTTCTCTGAGGGCGTGATGAAGTCATCCGCAGGGCTCACCGAGAGGGTCACGGCCGCCGCAGTGACGCTGTAGACGCCGCTCGAGTTCTTGGCCTTGATCAGCAGGTCATAGTCATCCGCGGGCTGCTTCTGCCAAGTGAACGTCGTCCCGAGGTAATCGGACACGACGAGCGTCGCTGCGCCCCACGTCGCGCCGTACCGGATCTCGTACCCGACGACATCCGGTTCGGTGTTCGCGGTCCAGGACAGCTCCGCGGAGTAGAGTCCGGGCTCCGCGGTGAACCCGGTGACGTCCGCGGGGGCTTCGGTCTTGCCGTCCGCGACGATGGAGCCGTAGGCGTACCGGCTCGTCCGCCCATCGACGACCGAGGCCACCCGCACCGTGTAGGTCGAGCCGATCACGGCCGCTTCCGGGATCTCGTAGTTCGCGGTCGAGAGGAGCGGGACCTCGACCCAGTTCCCGAAGTCCTTCTTCCATTGGAGCGGATAATTCGCGGCGTTCTGGACAGGGGTCCAGTCCGCGGTGATCACGGAATGGATCTCGCCCGTCGGCATCGTTCGGATGTCCTCGCGCACGATCAGGTTCGTCGGGATGTTGCTCGAGTTCGTGTTCGGGCCGTCGTCGACGAGAGAGATCCCATCCTCGATGTAGGCGTACTTGTCGGGGTCGTGCTTCAGTGCCGAGATGGCGTACTCATTCGGCTTCGACTCGACCACTGAGACCACCCGGTACAGGTTCACGACGCCGGGGTTCCGGATGATGTAGGTGGTGTTCGCCGAGGGGGTCTCTGCGAAGGCCGTGGAGACCGTGACGGTGTTGGTGCCGGACCCTGTCGAGAGGGGCTGGCTCTGGATGAATCCGTCAGAGAGCTGGATAAGGATCTCTGCCCCAGGTGAGAAGGTGATTGGGCGATCCAGGACGAGGGTGCTCGAGGTACTGCCCGCGGCGAGACGCCCGCCCAGCTCTGAGCCTCCGCGGAGGTTGTCGTGGATCTCGATGATGTCGCCAGGGCGCCGGGACGCGCCCTCCATGCCGGTGGTGAAGCTGATCACGCTCGACTCGTATCGCTCCGTGAATAGCACAGCGCGGGCCGCGAACATGGCCTGTCGACGGGAGGTGCAGCCGAGCCCCGAGATCTCGGTGGAGCGAAGCCCGATCTGGGAAATGGAGGCCGGATCCTCAACATAGACCCAGTCCAGCTTGTAGTTGTCCTGCGGATTGTTCCAGGAGACCTGGATCGCGTTGTGGCGCGTCTTGCGGTAGGAACCCTGGTACTCGAAGCCGGGCTCCACGACATTCGCATTCGTGAAGATCGCGACAGGGTCCCGGGGCTGATCCGCGACGAGCGTGAAAGCCCCCGCGGACCAGTACGTCATCCCTCGAAAGACGGAGGCGATGTTGGCGAGGACCTTATAGGCGTCCTCTTGGGTCATCAGGTACAGGTTGCAGGTGAAGCGAGGTTCCGTGCCCCCGTACCCGTCGTCGACCATTTCGTCGCAGTACTTGCCGATCTCGTAGCAGGTGAACTTGTCGACCATCTCCTGCTCGATGAGGGAGCCCAGGCCGTACCGGTCGGTCGTCAGCAGGTCGTACCAGATCCAGGCCGGGTTGTTGCTCCAGGCGAGCTGGAAGGTTCCGTCCCAGAGCCCGGTGTAGACGCGGGTGTCAGGGTCATAGTTGGAAGGGACCCGGATCTTGATGCCCTTGAGGAGGTAGCTTCGGCTCGGGATCGAGCCGAACTGCTTCGCGTCAGCCCGAATGGCGGCGTAGGCCGTGTTCGGGTACCTCAACTTCGTCTCAATGACCTCGGTGATGCTCTGGACGTAGGACTTGTTGTTCGTGAGGACATCCACAGAATCGGCCGTGACCCGGGTGACTCGGATGTTCCAGGGTGCGGAGCCTGTCAGCGGGATGTACCAGGAGCGGGTGTACGAGCCCACGCTCTTACCTGCGACCTTCGCGTCCCCGCCCGCCGCGATCTCCTGGTACGCCTCCCCGTCGGGCTGCATCTCGAACAGGAGTTGGACGTAGGACCCGGTCAAGTCGCCCTGGGCGCTCTGGAGGGTGAGGCGCGGGAACTCCATCGTGACGATGACCGCGTCGACGTTCGCGTCGGAGATCGTTCGGACGTAGGGTCCCGGCGATCCGGCCTTCAACTCGGCGCCGACCGTGATCACGTTCTCGGACCCAGGGAAGCCGCCAACATGCGGCTGATCCTGCGTCCCGAAGCGGAGGTTGTAGGAGATGTCCGAGAAGTTGAAGGAGCCGTCCTCGTTCATCATGGGGGTGTCGTTGAGGTAGATATACTTCGAGGAGAGATCGCCCTCGTAGAGCGGGTCCGACGGATCCCCGTAGCTCGGATTGACGGGTCCCGACTCAGGGAAGCCGTAGATTACGCCCTCCGAAATGACGTCGATGACCCTTGCGACCTGGGTCGAGCGCAGGGAATCGGGGACCTCGATCGGGGAGCGAGCTCCACCGCCGCCGCCCTTGCCGCCTGCTCCCTTGATGGGCTCGCTCATCGCTCTCTCCTATTAGACGACGACCTGATTCGTGGTGATCCATCCGCCGCCGCCATCATCATTCCAGTTGTCCCAGTCACCGACACCTCCGCCGCCACCGCCGCCACCACCAGAGACGCTCGTCATCTGGACCGTCTCGATGCCCGCCGAGACGACGATGGAACCAACCCGGAGCTGTCCGTAGAGGAGCGGGATGGGATGCCCCTGGGCCTCCGCATTGACTGCGCCATTGAAGACGTAGGAGGGCTGATTCTCGGGTCGTTCCCCCGGAGCAGCCGCGGTCGCAGGCTGGTAGAGCATCTGGGAGATGCCCCCCAGCACCATCGCATACCCCACCGAACTGATCGCCCCGATCATGCCCGCGGATAGCCCCATGCCCGCGGCCGCGGACATGCTCGTCCCTGTCGCCGCGGCGACCGCGGGGGAGGCTGCGCCGGCCGTGAAGTAGATCAGTGCTGCGCCGATGATGATTTGGAGCCAGGGGGTGTTGCCGCCCCCGCCCATGATGGCAGGGACGAGGTAAACATCCTCGTGCGCCGGGCGCATCCCGAGCTGCCCCGGACCTAGGTCCCGGTCCCCGACGATGAGATGGAACCCGGGGCGGTAGTCCAGGACATCCTTCCGGAACCCTGGGATCTGGCAGGCGAGCCCTCGGACCACGTCCTGGATGCGGTCGACCTCGAGGCGATGCTTTCGGCCATACCTCTCCCCAAGGAAGCCCCCTAGGTGTAGTGTGGTCATCATCGCATCACCGCCTTGTGCCGATACGTCTCGACATGGATCTTCTTCCAGTATCCACCATACACGTCGATCGCGGACAGTCTTCCCTGGACATGGTGCAGGATTCGTCCCTCCCCGAGGTAGACCGCGCCGTGATTGGGGACGGGCGTGTTGCCGAGCATCATGACGAGGAGGTCGTATCGCTCGAGGTCTGCGCCCGTGACTCTCTCGAAGCCGGCGGAGGCGTAGAGGCTCCGGTACAGGTCTCCGCCCTTATGCCACCAGTCATCCTCACGGGTTACGGGCGGAAGGAGCACACCCAACTCCCTCTCGTAATAGTCCTTAACGAGAGAGTAGCAGTCCGTGAGTCCGTGCACGAAAGGCCTGCCCTCGTAGGGGGCATGGAATCCCGAGGGTTCCGTCCAGGTGTGGGTCCCGAGTTTCGGGTTCACGATCAACCAGGGCACCCTGGTCTGTTCGATCGCGACGAGATCCGGGAGGGAGGGCTCCGGGGAAACGTAGGGGTGCGAGTGCACGATCGCGACGACCTCCCCCTCCTCCTCGGCCCGGATGTAATCCTTGGGGTCGATGTGGAAGGCGTCCTTGGCCGCACCCGGAGGGGCAAGGTTCCGGCAGGGCCTGTACCGGATCCCGTCATTGACGTCCACCAGGAGCCCGCAGGACTCCCTTGGGAACTCTCTGGCGGCATGCTCAAGGGCCTGTCCTACGATCTCGGGGTTCACCATCTCTCTACCTCCGGAAACGTCCAACTCCAGGGAAGCCCCCAAAGGGCAGAGGGTTGTTGGCCCCGAAATGGGTCTTGCAGTCCGTGAGGGTCTTGTCGCAGGTCGGAAGACCCCCCACATAGGTGCATTCTGCGCTCTTATATGCCCAAGGGCAGGTGTTCGCGGCGCAGACCCTCTTGGGGATCTGTGCCCCCTGGAAGTCGCCTCCTGCGGACAATTCGAGCTCGATTACGTCTCGGGTCTCCCGGGTCTTCCGTTCGACGTAGTAGACGTCGTCGGGCCAAGCCGCATCTGGGTTCGCGTTCGGGTTCCCGAGGGCGAAGTTGGCGGCGTCGAGGTACCGGGCCTCGGTTCGCTTGCGGGTGACCTTGGAGCCCTGGAAGTCGTCCATCGCTTCCATCACCGGGGAGAGCAGGCCCTGGATGTTTGAGAAGGCGAACTTCGGTCGAGGAATGGAGCCGTCCCCGGCGAACTCGAAGCCGTCCGCCTCGCAGGGGAAGGGTGTGTAGGTCTCCCCCTGCCAGATGATGGGGGCCTTGAGCTCGTTCGTCATCGGGGTGAATCGGTAGATCTGTCCGCCGTCGTAGTTGGTGGCGTCCAGAACGAAGAGGACGATGATGGCGTCCCCGCTCAGTTCCCGTGCGGTCCCGTCGAGGGGGCTGTCCGTGTTGTACCCGGCGAGGCCGTAGCCTGGAGCTCCGTAGTCGCTCTCGAACCCGCCGAGGTTCCCAGTTCCGCCAGCCATCGTCTCTCCTTAGAGCCTGCTCTGAATCGCGGCATCCGTCGCGTTCGCGATGACCTCCGCGAGAACCGTCTGGGTCCCATCCTCGAGGGTCACGGGGATCATCCACAAGGCCTGAAGTTCCTCCGGGGGCAACCGGAAGGACCCCATGTCGCCGGCCCCATAGACGTCCGTCTTGTTGCCCTCGGCGTCGAGTTCGTAGGTGACGAATCCGTAATTGATCGTCACGGGGTAGATCACCTCAATCGCGCCCGTCTCGGGGTTCTTCTGGACCAAGCGTCCGAGGACCACGGACGTGGCAGCGACCTCCTTCTTGAGGTTCAGGGCGATCTGCTCGGGGGCGTTTTCGATGGCCATGCTGTTCTCCTAGTGGCTGCTTCCTGCCGCGGACTTCTTGGTCCCCGACGTTGACTCAGTGTACGTCCCTTCGACCCAGATGTCCGAGATGCTAACGCCCTCCGTTACTGTCCCACCCCCCATCGAGTTGTCGTTCCCGATGTCGATGCGGACGCGCAGGTCTGCGGGGATCTCGGTCCCGAGGGACAGGGTATATGTCGTCGCTCCGCTGGGGTTCGAGGTGAGGGTTCCGAGGGTCGAGAGTCCATTGAATGCCTGGATGATGATGTAGGAACTCGCCCCCCCATTCTCCAGGGTCGTCTCGACCCGCATTTTGAGGTTACAGTCGGTGTAAGTTTTCGTCGCGGCCTGGAATGTGTCGTACCTCCAAACGCCCTCCGACATCGCCCCGCCCGGGGCGACACTGATCCCCACCGTCCCGTAGGTACTGGTGTCCCCGGCTGTCGTGGTGTCGTAGACATTCGCGAGGTCCAGGTTGTCCCAAGTGCCGCTATTCGTCGGAGCGACCGCAGCAACGCTGTTGGTGGGTTTACGGACCTCAATCGCCATCAGTACACCGCCTGCTCGATGTCGAGTTGCACGGTGAGGTTCTTCATCGTTGTGTTCCCGGTGGAGACCGTCATCTCGAGCCTGTCTCCCGCGACGAGGGCATCCGTCAGCCCAGCTCGGCTTGTGCCGTTCCAGGTCGTGGACCAAGTGCCCTGGGCCGCGGCCGTCTCGATGGTCAAGGTGTAGAGGGTGGAGCCGTTCTTCTTGAGGAGCAGGACCGTCGTGCCACTGACACTCGTGGCGTCGTCCCTATACCACCGGATGTTCTTCAAAGTACCGGGGGCCTCGATGTAGTAGATAGGCTGCTTGTCCGAGGTCGTGAGCGCGGGCTCCCAATACCAGCGGAGCGGGGTGCGGACGAATCCATTCGACACCATCCTCCAGTTCGCGCCGTCCGAGTAGAACGTCTTGGAGGACCACTGGGGGATCGTGAAGCCCGTAGCCGCGGCACCGTCGATCGTCTGCGAGGAGGTTGAGGCCATTGAGACGAGGCCCGCCCCGATGTTTTTGAAAGTCACAGACTTCCCGGCGTAGCCCACCGCCGTCATCAGGGTCATGGTGGTCGCACCCGCAGCATTGACCTCCACGATGCCGCCGAAGTCCAGGGCGGTCGTGGTATAGCTGACCGTCTTCTGGGAGAAGAGCCCGTCAAGGCACTTGCTGGTGGTCCACTGAAGAACCCATGCGGCAAGACCAGCACCGCTCCCGCCGTAGGCGTAGCAAGCTGACTCGTGCTGCGCGAGGACGATGTTCTGCCCACCCGGGTTCTGGAACCGATGACCCGCGCTGGAGTTGGCATCGTCATGCGTGATGGTCAGAGCGTTCGCGCTGACATTCTCCAGGACATAGATGCGGTTGTAGCGCCCGGCCGCACCATCGTTGGCATCGAGCCCGGTGAGTTTGACAGCGGCGGTGTTGCTGATGCGGATGTAGTTGCTATACAGGATGCCAGTCGGGTTCCACGAGTTCGTGTCCGCGCTCAGCGCAGAGGGCGAGAGCAGCATCGTCTTTCGCTCGATGCGCTTGTTGTTCTCCCCCATAGGCTGCCAGTAGGTGTTGTCGTTGTAGAATGTGACACACTGACCCGGCATCACTCGGTACACCCGACCTGTCAGACCGTCCGCCGTGACGGGCTCCATTGTTCCACCGCTGGTGGAGACGATGGTGGGATCGGTGGCGTTCTGGTCGGTCTTGATCGTGATCCACTTACCTAGGCCAATCGTGTTCGCGCCGAGGGTAATCGTCCCCGAGCCGCCGTGCTCGAGGATCTTGCCGTAGTGCCGGGGTTGGACGGTGAAGTTGCCTGTGCCGATGCTCTCAACATAGTGGCTGGAGCCCATCTGCCCCGTGACAGCGATCAGCCGCCAACGGGAGTCGGTTCCGTCGTAGATGAAGATCGCAGCCTCATGCGTGGTCAGGGAGATCCATCCGATGGACTGTGCACCGTTGACACGCTTCGGCAGCTTGAAACGGTTGGCAGCCGTGCTTGCGGTACTCTCGTCGAGGATTCGGAAATCGTAGGCGGTCGAAACATTCTCGATGATCTTGATCTGCCCCGCCACACCAGCCGTGAGCCCCGAGATGTACCAGTCGTGGTAGTCCGGGTTGGTCCGGATGACTGTGGCGGTAGCGTGGCCCGTGGGAGCCCAGTTGTCCGTGCCTGCCGAGATCGTGGCGTTGATGGACCCGCTGAGGATAAAGTCCTCCGTGAGGGTCATGCCCGGAGCCGTGAACTGGTTGGTCGCCGCATCGTAGCTGAAGCCAGCCTCCGCCGCGAAGCCGGCAGCACCATCCGAATACTGGATCAACCCGGCAGCGCCAGAGGAACCAGCACCACCGGATATGGTCGCGAGCTCGAAGTCAGTTTCACCGGCGTTGACACGCACGACCTTCAACGTGTTGCCGGCATAGGCGAGGGCAGCGAGGCTCGTGAGCTGCGTGTCGAGGGGCTGCTTCTCGGTGTCCAGCTCCTGGAGGGCCGCCTGCACGTTCGTCGCGGCGATGTTGCCGGCGGGGGTAAAGGTCACGTCCGCGGCGGCGGTCGCGGCTGCGCCAGGGGTGGCCAACTCGAAGCCGGTCTCGCCGGCGTTCACCCTCACGACCTTGAGGGTGTTCCCGGTGTAGGTTAGACCGGCGAGGCTCGTGAGTTGTGTGTCGAGGGGCTGAGAGGCCGCCTGAGCGGCAGCAGCGGCGCCTGCCGCGTCGAAGTCCCCTGTTGCAGCTACGGCAGCGGTCCCAAGGCCCAGCGTGGTCCGGCCTGCGGAAGCGTCGGCGTCGTCCAGGAGGGACAGACCGAAGACGGTCGCTGCGGAGGTCGGGATCTTCTCTGTGTCCAACTCCTGGAGGGCCGCCTGCACGTCCGTCGCGGCGATATTGCCGGCGGGGGTGACCGTGACCGCGGAGGCCGCAGGTGCTCCGCCGGTGGCCGAGATCGTGAGGGTGCCCCCCGCGCCCGTGTCCACGAAGGAGATGCCCGAGCCTGCGGTGAGGACACGTTCGTCGGTGAGACCCGCATGGGTGCCGAGGACGAGGTACGAAGCATCCGCCGCGCCTGCAGCAAAGGCGTCGACCGCGTTCTTCAGGTTCGTCAGGTTCGCGTCCTGCTCCGCGATGGTGAGCGGAGAGCCCTTGGCTGTGCGGGTGAGGATGGTTACGGGCATGTCTAGGCCTCGAACACTTCACGGAAAACGACGGTGAGGGTACTGACGTTGTATTCTATCTCGCTCTTCTTCCAGGGGTCCGAGCAAACGACCGTGGCATCTGTCACGGAGCGGGGAGGTGTGAAGGTGAACTTCGTGACGCCTCCCTTCCCGACGAGGAAATCTTCTATGTCATCGATCTCAGAATTGGTGTTGGTGAAGGTCAGGTTCCACACCCGCGGCAAGGAGTTGATGCCGCTCGCTCGCCGTTCCTCGTAGTTGTCGCCGAACTTGGCGATCATCACCCTCGGCGTCGTCGTGGTGTCGGCGGCCTTGTAGTCGGGTTGCCATTCGAAATCAGCCATATACCACCTTGTGGATCACGCCACCGGGGCGGGACATCTCGATGATCCGCTGGTCGATGGCGGACTTTAACTGCTGCGCGATCTCGACTCCGCCCTGAGACTGGACGCTCGAGGAGGCCTTCCCGGAGGACTCGATCTTGACCTCGATGTTGGTTGCGCCGGGAGAGACAGGGGCGACGAAGCCGCCCGCGGAAGGAGCCGGGGACGATCCGCTGAGGCTTCCCCAATTTCCCGCCCCACTACCCCCCGGATCGCCCCAGCTCGTCGTGCCGCCGCCGGAACCCGAACTCGAGGCCGCCCCACCTAGAACGGTAGCCAGGGTGCCCATCCAACCTCCACCGGAACCGCCCATGCTCAGTAGTGGCTTGATGATGTTCTGATACAGGAGCAGCTTCGCAATCTCCTTGAGCATGAACTGGACCAGATCGCCGAAGGAGGCCTTCCCGGTGAAGGCCATCTCGACCAGCGAATCCGTGATGCGATCCCCGATCTGTTCGAAGATGTTGGCGAGGCCGTCCAGCACGGGGCTCACCTTCCGCTTCAGTTCCAGGATGCGGGCATAGATCGCCTGGGTGTCCTTCGCGGTGCCGTTGGACAGACCCTCCTGGAGGAGCGCGATCTCCTTCCGGTAGCCCTCGAGTTCACTGTGCCGAGCGTTGGCTGCATTGACCGCCTTTTCGATCTCGGTCTGGTGGCGGGCGGCAGCGGCAGCGGTCTTGTCGTAGGTGAGGGCGAGACGGGCCATAGTCTTCTCGAGCTGCTCCTTCGAGATCTGCTCGGTGTCCACCATCCTCTGACCCTCTTTCCGGAGCTCCATCAGCTTCAGGACTCCGTTCTCCTCCTTGTCCATCGCCCGCTTAAACTCGTCCTGGGTCGCGACCAGCTTGTTCAAGTGCCGGATGCCTGCCGCGTCCGAAACGGCCTTCTCGTCCTGGGCGGCCTTCTCCGAGAGCTTCGCGGCCTTGAGTTGGTACAGCTTGTCGATGAGCTCGTCGGCGAGCTTCTTCTCTGCGGCCGTGCCCTTCAGGCTGGCCAGATGAACCTCGGCCTCCGCCTGGGCACCCTCCTGAAGGGCGGCGATCTTCTCCTTCATTTGCTGGATGAATGCTCCCACTCCGGTTCGCTTGCCTGCGGCGACCTCGCGGTCCTCCTCACCTTGTCCCTGCGGGATTCCCGTCTGGGGCATGGGCCCGACGAAGTTCCGCCTCTGCTGCATCGCCGACATCAGTCCATCGTAGTTGGACTTGATCTCCTTGAGTCTGGTCCCGACATTCGCGTATGCCTCGGAGGCCTTGTTCCCGGACTCCTTCGCAGCGGTCAGGAACTTCCCGGCCATATCCCAGTTTTGCGATTGGGCCGCAGCCACGCCGGCGAGGGCCAGACCTAGGGCGGAGACGCCGTGGAAGGCCATTTCGGCGGCGCTTCCGGCTGCCGCGAAGGCTGCCGCGAGGGCGTAGACCCCTGTCGCCAGGGTCACGACAATCGCCTCGGCGGGAGTGATCTGCTGCCCGATGAACTTCCCGAAGTCCTTGGCCAGCATGCCTATCGCGGTCCCGAGAGTCTCCACGGACGCACGGAGCTGATCCGCACCCTCGGTCAGGGCCAGCTTCCCTATTGCTTCGGAGATCTCGTTGATCCCCGAAGCGATACCCTTGATCGCGTTCTTCAGTCCCTGATTCAGACCGAAGTTGTCCATCGAAAGCCAGAAGGACTGGACCGCGGTCTCGAGCCGATTGAAGTTGGCCTGGAGCGAGTTCGCCGCCTCTTCCGCTCCGGCCCCGAAGACCTTCTCGAGCTGGGCAGCGAACTTCGGCAAGAAGACGTCCGAGTAAACTGCGCCGGCCTTCAGGGCCTTCTGGAAGGCGTCCGTGGTCATGCCCATAGCGTCCGCAGCGATCTTCATGCCGCCGGGGATGCGCTGCGCCAACTGGCGCCGCAGCTCTTCCGCGGAGACCTTGCCCTTCGAGATCATCTGCTGGAGGGCGAGCAGGGACAGGCTCATGTCACCTGTGGAGAAGCGCATCACCGCGCCCACCTTCGAGATCGCCTCGAAGACGGCCTTGACGCCCTGACCCTCCAACCTCGTCCCCTTGGCCGCGGCACTGAGCTTGACGTACCCGTCGGCCGCGGAGAGGAAGTTCAGGCCCATCTTGTCCGCGACGGATCGGATGTACTCCATCTCGGCCCCGACCTGTCCGAAGCCGGCGCCCACCGCGAGGATGTTCCGGATCCGTTCGAAGTCCATCGAGACCTTGATGATCTTCTCCCCGACGCTCGTGATCGCGGCGCCGAGGGCCGTGAAGGCGGTCACGCCCGCGGCAATCGCTGCGAGGGGAATGGCGATGTTCGAGGGGACCGAGAACAGCGCCCCGGCCGAGACGGGGCCCATGTTGCTCATGCCCCCCAGACGAGCCCGGATGCCGTCCCCACCGCTTCCGCCGGAGGAGGCGGCCTGCTGCGCGGCTCGCCTCGACGCGGCCGCTTCGCGGTCCTTTGCTCGCTGAATCCGGGCGGACTCCCTCTCGGTCGCCGCTGCAACCCGCTGGGCCGCTGCGATCTCCCGAGCGGCCGCTCGCTCGATCGCCTGGAGCCGGGCCTCTTCCGCCTTTCGGGCTCGGAGAATGGCCTTCTCCTTATTCACTTCCGTCTGGATGAGGTAATTGGCGGCCTTTTGGGCCTGAGACACCTGGAGCTGGTGGGAGCGGATCAGCGCGTTGTCGACCTTGTTCGCGAGCTTCATCTGGGCGTTCGCGATTTTCTCCATAGTCTTGTCGAGGTCCTCCATCGACCCCTTGGTGCTCTTCGCCCTATTGATCGCCGTCGATAGCTGAGTGGTGTCGACCTTGACGGTCAGGGAGGAGACTTCAGTTGCCACCTATGACCTCCTTCCCGAACGAGTTGCAGTAGGCTGAGTCTATTTCCAGAAGCAGCAACCGCTCCATCCCGGAGGGCTCTAAGCCAGTGTACTCGATCCAGGCCAACCACGCAGCATGCGGCAGGGGCAGGGGCGTGGCGGTCATCGCGACGGGCCGGGAGATGCTCGCCTCCCTGTGCCACCTCAGAAGGTGCGCCATCTCCTGGGGAAGATCCGGGACCCGAGCCAGGAGCTCGGGCATGACCCCGGTCTTGATCCAGGCCGCCTTCAGGTGGTCCCGTGTGGTCCCACCCGTCGGCTCCGGTTTGTCCAGTCGCGCCTGAAGTTCAAACCACTCCGGTAACGGCGCGACGAGATCTAGAAAAAACGGCTCGCGTCCGTGATCTGATTGTCGATGAACTCGCGGAGCCAGAAGAGGCCGGGGGTCTCGAAGAGTTCCTTGGCCTTCTCTCGGGAGAACGGAACATCGATGCCGTCCTCGACGAGGCCGCGCCAATCGAGGACAGAGGCCACCAGAAGGCGGGTCTCGACCTTCTCGTAGTGCTTCGTGCTCTCGAGCGCCTTCCGGCCGGCACGGGCACTCTGCTCGAAGATCTCGGCTCGCTGCTTCATGTATTCGACGGAGGCCTTCCCTCGGAGGGTGATGTACCAGTCCGTGGGGCCCTCGGTGGGGTGCACGACCTGCACCTCCACAGTGTCCTTCGCGATGAACTGCTTGAGGTCGAATGCCATTGCGCTCTCCTGGGAATAGCAGAGCCCGGCAAGATGCCGGGCTCGGGTTTAGGTTCGTGGGTGGGTCATTCTCTGGCTCTCTCGTACCGCGTCAGGGTCAGGGGGCGTACCGGGCGATGGAGAAGGCCGTCAGCGCGGTGTCGTCGTAGATCGCCTGGAAGTCGAAGGTGATCGGCACCGGGCCTTCGCGAGGGGGCTCGATGTTGCCGGTGCTGTAGACGATGCGCGGGATCCGGAACTCGATCCACTTCACGGCGTCCACATCGTTCAGGCGAATGATCAGATCCGATTCGGTCTCGTTCGCGAACTTGTTGTACAGGGTGTCCGTCTCGAAGAGGGCCGTGATCGAACCGGTGACGTCCGCGGTGCCCTCGAAGATGGCGGGGGTGAGGCGGGAGCCGACGACACCGACCGTCGAGCGGCCGTTCGTCACCTTGAACTTCGCGCCGGTGACGGTCGCGATCGGGCTGCCACCCTCCGTGATGGTTGCGGTCAGGGCGTCCAGCACGGAGCCGGTGGTCAGGGTGGTCAGGGCGCCGGTCGAGAAGGTCGTACCCTGGAAGGCGCTCGCGTCCTGTCCGATGATCCCGAAGGTCGCCATGCACAGGCCGTCAGGCTTGATCTCGAACTCCATCTCGTTGATCGCACAGCCCTTGAAGACGCGGTACTTGGCGAGATCCAGGAAGCCCTGCTCGAGGCTGAAGGTGCTGAGGGTGGTGCCGATCTTGATCTCGTCCTCGCCGACACCTGCGACCCAGGTCGAACCCATTCCGTAAAGGAACAGATCGTCGTGGGCGCCGTGCTGCATCTCGACGGTAATGCTGGCGTCCGTCGAGATCATGCCGTGGCGGTAGTCGAGGACATTCCGGGAGGAGTCCACCCGGTCCGACCGGAAGCTCGCGAACTTCAGGTTGGGCGACGCGGAGTTGTGATTCAGGATCTTGAAGGAGACCGCCGGAACAGCTCCGAAGGTAACCTCGGTACCGTAGGCCAATCGAACTCGGGAACCACTTGCGAACGCCATTTTGAGCCTCCTGGCAAGGAATTACCCTTGGACCTCACACACCCATCGTACCTCGATAGGGAAGATGGTCCAAGTCTTTTGGGTGAAGTTTCGGTCCGGGGTGACCTCCAAGATCCGGACAACGACGCCCGAGGAGGTGCAGGTTGACCCGGGGGCAAAGCCAGAGCTGATGAGGTCCTGAATAACGGCGGCGGGCGTGGCGCCCATGTGGACCGGCACGGCGACGTGGAGGCGCAGAAAGCCTCGATACTCCATCCAGGGGTTCGCCCCGACCGTGACCCGGCGGGCGCTTCGGTGCTCCAAGTAGACCTCAACGAAGCTCTGACCAGAGACCGGCTCGTACCGGATGTTCGGCCAACTGATCGGGGTCGTCGTCAGGGCGCTGTTGAGCGCCCCGTAGAGGGCCGCCTCGATGTTCTCGAATGTGGTCGTCATTCCCAGGACCCCTTCCGTAGAGCATACTCCGCGCCGGGGGTAAAGCGAAAGACGGAGGCCTGCATCATCCCGGCTGCGGACCCTCCGAACTTAGGCAGCTTCTCGCCGAACTCGAAGGGGGGTGTGTAGGGGACGGAGTTGGTGATGAAGATCATGTCACCGAAACCGGTGCGAGCGATCCGCTCCCGCTGCGCGGAAAGGGCTCCCTCCTTGGTGCCACCCCCTGGGACGTCGAAGCTGGCTGGGGCGTCCATCGTGACGACGAAGTTGTTCTCCAGGTGGCCCGTGTCCTCTGGGGCTCGGCCGACCATGTAGGCGTGCATCTCTGCGACGCCCCCGCGCACGGCGAGGTTCAGGCCGGCCTCGGTCTGGGCGACCCATCGGGCGATGGACGTCTCGAACTCCGACATCAGAGCTGGACCTGGAGGATGAACATGACCGTCGGGGTGCCGGGGGACAGGGGCGAGACAGTGATCACGGTGTAGGTCTGCCCTCGGGCGATGTCGATGATCTGATCCCCCGGTTCGACCTGAATGTCCGTTGTCCCGTTGTAGAGGGACGGGATGAGGACGTGGTAATCGACCCGCTCTCGGTCCGTCCGGTACTCGGACTTGATCGCGAAGTCGTAGTTGTCCTCCGAGTTTCGGGGGTCGATGAAGACGGCCTTCAGGCTGACGTTGACGGCGGTCGGGACGGCGACGACCCACGGGGAAGCCCCATCCACGGCGGTCTGGTTCAGCCCCCTCCGGACAAGGGTCACGGATCGGCCGAACTTGTTCAGCAGCCGGAGGGCCGTCGCGATCGTCTTGGTGTAGTCCTTGGTGGCCATCACTTCACCTGTTCGCTGTAGATCGGGAGACCCACCGAGTGCTCCAACTTAGAGGCTACCGTGATGGCCTGCTTGAGCATCCAGGCGGGATTCTCGACCGCCTTCGGCATGACGGACCACAGCGCGAGGCCCGCGGCCATCGCGGCCGGGGCGCCGCTCCCGATGCCGTAGATGATGTCGTCCGGGATCCTGGAGGGGGTGAGGGTGCCGTCGTAGTGGTACAGCCCTTCCGGACTGGCGAGGAGGAACTGGGTCTGGTACAGGATCGGGCGATGGCTCTGATCCTCTGGATCGTTCGCGGCGACCCACCCATCCTCTTCGATCGTCTTCCGGAGGGCCACGGCGAGGGTGTCGGGGGTACGGGCGCCGTCGAAGATCTCGGCGTTCCTTGAGATCAGGTAGGCCATCCGCATCCAGTTCGAGAGGCCGAGCACGCCGGCTCCGATGTTGAAGAGCTTCGGCTGGCGATCGAACCACGCCCCTGCGCCGTCCATCGAACAGCGGCTGTCCGAGGCGATGTAGGTCACCCCATTCGTCCGGATGCCGAGGATCGCGGTCATCCGCGTGCCCAGAACCGCTTGGTCGCGATCAGCGGGGTCAGCAGAACGTCCGCAGAGGGGTAGGCCCGGAAGGGCTCGGCCGGCATGCCGTCCGCGTACTTGACGTGCTCCGTGATCGGGCCAACCGTTTCGAGCTTCTCCCTCACGAGCTGGTTCGTGTCCTGGTAGGTGGGATCCGGAGCGAGGTCCGAGGTCACGGACCGGAGGGCGTACTCGCAGACCGCCTTCTGGAGACCCACCGGGACCCCTGTGTAACTCCGGCCGAGGTCGTCGTAGGCCCCTGAGCGCGGCCATTCCAGGGCCTGCTCCGCGGTGCCCTTGGTGCCGCGCCAGTTGAACCGGAGGTTCACGAAGTCTGTGGCCTTCACCAGAGCGAACTCTTTCTCGGTCTCGGCCAGCTCGTCCCACTCGATCGGGTTCCCCCGGTCCGCGAAGTAGGTATCTGCGAAGGCGACCTCGCAGAAGCTGTTGGCCGTGCTCAGGCCGGTTCCGTCCTCCGGGGTAAACGCCATCGCGGCCTCCAGCTAAAGCATCGCCCCATCAGCTTATCACGGATGGGGCGGTGCACCTAGGGTGGACGAGGGGGGTTACTTTCGGGAACGGCCCTTGGGGGCCTCCTCGGCTTCGACCTCGGGGACATCGTATTCAGGAACGACGCGCACGGGGGCCTTCTTCTCGAGGGGTTCCAGCGAGCCGCCGTAACTCGAGACGAGCAGGTTGGCCATGTCGGGGGTATTGGGATTGCGGTCATCCAGATTCGCAACCCCGTCCACGACATGGATGAAGCCGGGGGTGTCCTGGTTGAACGGGCCCGGACCCTTGGGGGCGGTCTGGTAGGGGAAGTAGATCTTCATGCTGCGCTCTCCGGAAAACGGAGCGGGGCCCATGAGGGCCCCGCTCTCGGTTGGGTTTAGTTGCTGACGCCGAGCAGACCAGCGACGCCGAGGGTGGAGAAGTTGGCGAGACCGGTGTACCACTTGACGCGGGTGATGACCTCGTCCTTCGTCTCGGCGACGCCGACGTTCGCGACGTCAATGCCGGCGGCCATCGTGGCGGGGTACATGCCCGAGATGCCGACCTTGCCGGAGCCGTCGTCGAAGCACAGCGCCAGGACGGTGGTGGCCGTGGTGAGGGCGCCACGGGTCTGGTTCACGGGGATCCAGTCGTTACGGAGGATGGGGATGCCGCCGTAGCTGAGGACCCGACGACCCTGCGGGAGCTCCATCGTCTCGGCAAGACCGGCGCCGCCCGCGGCCCGCAGAAGGGCGCGGTAGGAACGAAGGGTGCGGCCGTTCATGACCAGGACGTCAGGCTTGTTCTTGTCCTTGATCAGGTCGATCAGCTCGTCCAGCTTGGCGAAGCTGAGGGGGCCGCCATCCGTGGTGACGCCGGCGGTGTCCTGGTAGATCTTCTGGCCGGAGGCCATCAGGGTCAGGATGCCGGAGAACTGACCGCTGCCGCCGGTGCCGTTGATCAGCATGTCCTGGAACTTGCGGGCGATCGACTTGGCCTTGGAGGCGATCTGGATGGAGGTCTGGTCGTTCTTGTTGCTGCGGGTCGCCTGGATCAGGCCGTTGACCTCGGCGTCGCCGATGATCGTGGTCAGGCTCGAGGTGACCTGGGTGAAGGTCGCAGCGGCCTTCGCGGTGACGGAGTCACCGACGTCGACAACCTGGACGTCGCCGGCAGCGTTCTCGCGGTTGTAGGCGAGGGCGTTGCCGTCGATGCCCATGAAGGGCAGGACGTCGAAGAGCTCGTCAACGGTGACGATGGTTTCGATGACGCCGGCGAGGAGTTCGTCCTGGCACAGCTTGGCGGATTCGGCGAGGGTAACGGAAGCCATTGTGGTGATCCTTTAGGGAGACTGCGGTTTGGATCAACCCCTCTTTTCAAGTCCTGCAAGGATCTTGTCGCGGGGGCTGGAGGCGGAGGAAGGGGTGCCGGAGGGCTGATTGCCGACCGTTCCAGGCTGCTTCCCGCTACCTGCTTTGGGTTCGACCTTGAAGGCCGCACCGAAGCTCTCGTGTGACTTCATCTCCCCGATGAGGTCGGCGATCCTCATCGGCTCGCCACGACCATTAATCCTCGGATCACCGTCCTTGTCAAGTACTCTCGCAACATATTTATCGCCGTCCTTCAGGACCTTGACCTGGGACTTGACGTGCGGCATCAGGAGGAGGCTGTTGCCATTCTGGGCCGCGATCTCGCGCTCCGCCTCGCCCGAGACCATGAAGTCGGCGAGGGAGGACTCCATGTGCTGGACCTGGGCCGTCCAGGTCGCTTCCTTGGCCTTGTAGGCGGCCTCGATCTCGGCCTTCGCCTTGTCGAGGGTCCTCTGATCCACGCCCGCGGCCTTGTTGGCCTGCTGCCGCAGATCCTCCATGATGGTGCTCGCGGCCTCCGGGGATTCGCCCAGCTTCCGGAACTCGTCGAGGGTCTTCGTGGCCTCCTTGCGGAGGGCGCGCTCCTTCTCGAGCGCCGACTTCAGGCCGGAGGTGTCGACGGACTCCTTGGCCTCTGACTTCAGGATGAAGCCAGCTCCGGAATCCTCGTACAGGTTCCGGAAGATCTCGGGCACGTCGTCAATCGACGCGACTTGGTGAGGGAAATTGAAAATCATTCACTGCCTCCTGCCCCCTCCGGGGGCTCTTCGTCCGGAGCCACCGGCTCCGGAGGTTTCGGCGCCGCGGATGCGGTCGCCGGAAGGGGGGGTTCTCCCCCCTTGAACTCTTCGTTCGGATCCAGGGTGCGGCGGCGCTGCATCTCCCGGACCCATTCCTGCTGACTGAGGTCGCCCCGGAGACGGGCCGAGCTGAGGGCCTCCATCTCCTTGGCCATGTTGGCGTCCATCGAGTAGTCGTCGTTGATGTTGATCTCGCCAACGACGGCCTCCGGGTCCGGGGACTCCTGGAGCTCCGCGGCGGAGTACATGATCGACTCGAGGAAGTCCGAGAAGGCTAGGCAGATGCTCTTGATGACGGAGGCGGACTCCGCGGCCTTGTTGCCGGCCTCCGCGGCCGAGGCGCGAGAGGAGGCGGAGCTGACGGCGTAGAGGTCCGAGACCATGTCCGCCATCTCGGTCTTGAGGTCCTCCAGGTCCTTGCGGCCGGCCTCTAGGGCCTTGCCCTCGTTCTCGACGTAGTAGAACTCGGACTGAGGGTTCGAGGTCGCCAGGACGGCGAGGGGGCCAAGTGCGACCTTGTTGATCTCGGCCTCGGTGACGCCCTTCGCGCCGAGCATCGGGAAGCGGGCGACATCGAGGGCGACTCGTTGGTTGCTCGCGCTCTGCCAGTGCTCGATCGATTTGTCGATCACGCCACTCAGGGGGAGGTCCGAGGTCATGTGCCCGGTGCGGTCAGCGTAGAAGGTGTGGAAGTACACCTTGCCCAAGGCATTCGGAACCTCTGAGGCTCGCACCCAGGGGTCCCGGGTCTTGGTGTTCGACTTCGGGACCTGACGACGATACTCGGTGATCGTCTCGGGGGTCCAGACAGTAACTGTCTCGAACAGGATTTCATCGAAGGGGTTGTCCGGGTCCTGCATCGTTTCGATGCCCGTCACCCGAAGACGAAGGACGACGTCCTCGTCACCCCTGCGAACGCACTTGCACTCCAGGACGGTGTCCGGCTGGAGTTGCCGGAAGAAGGGTCGGGAGTGGTTCTCGCGGCGATCCGCGAGGGTCTTCTCTTCGGAGGTGCCGGACCAGTCCACCAGGACGCCGACCATCCCCTTTCGGAGGGCGGTCTTCAGGAGCCGGTAGGCGAAGACGTCCAGGTTGTTTCCCTGGAGGTCAACGTCCTCGTACATCACCTCTCGCAGGGACTCGTCCTCCGCGTCCCACTCGAGGGGCTGCGAGAAGGGCTTAGAGGCCATCTTGTCCGAGACGTGCTTGAAGAACTCGTAGAGGAAGGATCGCGAGATCCGTCCCTTGTACTGGTCCGGGAGTTCCTCTCCCCACTTCGGGAGATAGGCCGTGCCGGCGGCACGCATCGCGTCAGTGCCTCCGCAGAGCGCATTGACCTTGTCCCACTGTGGCGACATGGCGCGGTGGGCACTGCTCGGAACCGAGGGGTCGATCTTGGTCGCCACTTTTAGTTCCTCCCTCGACCCATCATTGAAAAGCTCCAATTTCCTATGGTACACCGAGGTCCGGGGTTATGGCTGTAGAACCTCACTCCCGGATTACTCTACGGGGAGCTCGATGTCCGGAATAACGATCTCGGCCTTCGGTCCCTTGACGTAGCCACTCTTGTCGGGGGGGTTCGTCTTGTAGATAAGGAAGCTGACCCCCAGGCCACCCCCTGCGGTCCAAAGGGCGTCCGCGTATTCCGGTCGTCCTCCGTGCTGCCTGTCGTACCGCTCCTTCAGGTACCCCGCCAGGGCGGCCCAGAACAGGGCGTGGATCCAGGGCTTCTTGTAGCCCAGCCAATCCGCGGTTATGTAGGCCGCAGAACCTATCATCGCGCCCGCGAAGACATGGAGGCCCTTGTCCTGCTGGAAGGGGCTCCAGCTATTGCTGGTGCCCCTCCAGGAAGACTGCTGCGCGGAGAGGGTGGTGCAGAGCAGAAGCAGGAGGACTCTCATTCCTCGCGTGACGCGGTTCACTGGACTTCTCCTGAGCCGGCCTGTTCAATCAGGGTCCAGACAGGACCGACCACCACCATAAGGAAAGCCTTGCCAACCTGGTCCTTGACCAGTGCCAGTTCCTCGGCCTTCAGCTCCACGGTGTCCGCGGCATTCTGGATCTTGTTCGCGATGCTCCAGCGCTTGAACCGATCTTCGCCGCCGACTTCGCTGCGACCGCCCTGTTCAGCGGGCTTCTCGAAGGAGAGAGCGGCGACCATGGCTGCGCGGAAGGTGAGCGCGGAGCTGCCGTTCATGACGGGCTTGCCGTCCAGGTCGTTGATCACGGCATTGAGGTTAGAGAGGACCATAAATCTCCTGTGCGCGGTCAGCGCGGTGGCGGCTAGGCATCAACCAAGCCGGGGAATTCAAGTTTAAGCGCTTCGAGGGCCTGCGTGTTGATGTTCCCGCCCCCCGGGACGTAGTCGAAGGGGACCGTGTTGGCGAACTTCGGGTGCCGTCCGTTGTTGAAAGCGGCCTGGGTCTTGTAGACCTCGAAGGTGGCGAGGGTGTCTTTGCCAGCGTAGGGGGTTGCGCCCGGAGAACCGGCTAACGACCAGAGAGACGCGGGGCGACCAGCGACCAAGGTGGCCGTGACTGCTTTGGCGATTGGCATCGCTGGGCGCATACCCGCGACCACGCCATCAAGGGTTGTGATTGCCATGGTTCTTCTCCTAGGTGAGCGTGAGAATGCTGGCGCCGAAGTCGGACTTGAAAGTTTCTCCGACCTGGAGAGTGACGCTGGAGCCATAGTCCCACCAGCCGATCAAATGCTTGGTGGCGCTGGTGTCGTCGTACAGGACTGCGTAGCGAAACGGGCCAATGGTCCCACCAGCAGCAGTCCATGTAATGTCCGTTCCAGTCAGGGCTCCCGTACCAGCAGGGGATTCGCTGAAGGCGTTCTGGCTATCGTCGCCCCCGGCAGTGTATCCATTGCCCGCTGTGATCTCGGCAGGCGTTCCGAACGCGGTATCGGTAGCGACTGGCGCGGTGTTGGTCAGATAGACCTTGAGCGTGTCGGCGTTGAGGTCCATTTTCTTCAGCCCAAGCTGGGTCGTGAAGCTGTTGAACTTGTTGAAGGTTGCCATGTCTGCCTCCTATGCAGCGTAGAAGTCGGGGGCCTTCTGCTTGGTGCCGATGCCCGTGGATTGATAGTGAAGATCAATGTGATGGACGAACGGTTCGTTCACCACGCCTCCCGTGATGGTCGGGATTGCCGTGAGCGTGAGGCACCCCAGGATAAGACCATCGACCTCGATCAAGCTGGTGTCCCACTGAGTAGCGGATCCGCCCGAAGTGGTGAGCTGGACCTCGGTGATCATGTGCTCCCACTGCGGCGTGGTCGCGATGTTCACGGTTGCGTAGGTGATGTTCACCGTCTTCTCCGCGGCGAAGATAGCTTGCGCGTGGCCCTTCGCATAGGTGTACGCGAAGTCCGCCGTGAAGCTCCCGCTGACCGCTGTGCCGTGGTGAGACCAATGAACATGGATGTAGATGTTGCTCCCGGGCAGGTAGTCGTGCGGGATGTGAAACTTCACATCGACCTTGTCGCCCACGCTGCCGTTGTGCTCCCGCACCGCGCCGCCGCGATAGGCGGTCAGGCCGAATGCGTTGGCTCCTGTGGAGTCCCAATCCAGAACGCCTTCCTTATCCTTCCAGGGGAAGGCGGGGGAGCTTGTGTCCACCTTGATGCCGTAGCCGCTGGTGCGTGGGAAGACGATGTTCTGCGAGAACAGAGGGTTCACCAGCGTGGGGCCGGTGGCGTAGACCAAGTCGCCCGTGCCCGTGGTGGTGAGCCCCGAGTCTTGTGTGGCCTTGCTCATCAAATCCCACTTCGATGCACCATCGTTGCGGTAGAAGAGAAGCGTAGTGGTCTTGTTGGCAGTGGTCGCGGTGGGTAGCGAAGCGCTGAAGGCCCGATACTCCGAGCCCCAAGTGATGGCGCGGCTCACTCCGTTGTCGGTGATGCGAATCGTGAGTTTCTGAACATCACAGCGATAGCTGGCGGCAGAGGTGGGGTTCGCAATGGTGAGGTCCACCGCCTGCGCCGTGATATTCACCACATCATTCGCGTCTGCATCCGGCGTGACCGTGGCCGAGCTTGAGACGGTCTGGATGCGAGGACGCTGGAGCGCAGAGATTCCCTTGAGCGGGAGCGCGAGGACGCCATCACCCGTGAGGCTCATGCCCTCAACGGCAGTTTGCTGCCCGGAGCCGGAAGCGACAAGAGCCGGAACCTTCCAGACATAGGACTTGTGCGTGATGGCTGCGTTGCCCGTGCCGAGCGAAGCTATCTGCGTCCACACCGCCCCCACGATGTTGTTTCCGCTGGCGTTCTGGACACCCTGAATTTGCGGGACCGGAGGATTCGCGGCATCACCACCGAAACGCCAAGTGGCGCTGCCGGGGGAACCGAAGATGGCGGGGTTGGCGCCGTACATCCCGTTGGGGTAGACGCGCAGAGTGGAGTGGTAGTCACCAGAGTTCGCCAGATTGAAAGAGACGCCATAGTTGGTGAGCTGCATCCGATCCGCGCCGGAACGAAGAATCCTGAACGCTACCAAACCTGCTCCGTTGTCCTCCAGATCAAGTGATCGGTAAATCGCACCGTCGCCAGCACCTGTGAAATACCCCTGATTGAACGAAGCCAGATCGTAGGTCGTTCCGCCGCTGATGCGCCCACGAATCTTCAAGTCGTACTGCGCGTTGGCCGTGGCAGGACCCGTGCGCGGCACCAACTCGATCCACGCCTCACAATCCTGCGCGGCCCACGGAGCGCCTGTCTTTTCGCCGGAGCCAAGGAAACGGACGCGAGGACTCTGCTTGTTGGCCCCAGCCGTAGCGACAGTCGTTGTCGCAAGCACCAAGCCATCAACGGAAGTAGCGGCAACCGCTTGGTAGTTCTGGATCACACCCTCGAATCGGTTGATCGAGTTCGCGCCTGCGCTGTAGATGTTGTAGTGGGTGGAGGCGCCAACAATGGAGGTATCTTCCACGCGGACGCCATAGACCGTGCCGATGGTTGCGCCTGCGGCCTTCGCCATCGTCCTGACTTGGATGCCGTAGCCAGTCGTGACCGTGGAGGTGTTACCCAAATACGGAGTGTAGGTGAGCATGCCCACAGCCGAGTCAGCGTGGGAGGTGTCGTAGGTCGAAGCGGTGACATACGAACCCGCGAGCAAGGTGGTCGTAGCAGGGCCAGCAGAGTTAGAGCTGTAGCTTAGTCCGTAGTTGCCGGAGAGATTGAACGAAGCCTTGTGGCGAGATTCACCGTACACGCCAACCATCACAGCAAACGGCGCAGTTTCTCCGGTGGTCGTGTGGATTTCAAAATCACCCGCAAACGCCCGAGCGTAGGAGAGGGGCGCGGTGGGTTGCATCTTCACATAGGAAATGACGCCAGCGTAATAATCCGGTGCGCCTGTGAAGGTGCGCTCGAAGTTAGCAGCCGCCTCGAAGGTGCTACCAGCCCAAAGGGATTGGCCGATGGTTCCATCAAGGTTCGTGTTGAAGAGCGGCGAACGAACCGCGCCCGACACCGCCAGGACTTTCGTGGTCTTGTTGTAGGTGAAGTCGCTCTCACCGTAGAACGCGTTGGCATCGTTGATCTGAACATTCGTGTCCGCGCCGCCGGGAGTTGTCGGGGGGACAGCGATGAGTTCAAAACCATCCTCCGTCGGGTTCACCCTGATAAACTCACCCGCGTTCCCCGCGAAGGGCAACCCCGCCAGAGAGGTGAGCTGCGTGTCGAGCGGCTGCTTCTCGCTGTCGAGTTCTTCAAGCGCAGCCTGGACAGTCGTGGATGACAGATTGCCAGCCGGGACGAAGGGTACGTCCGCAGCCGTGGCTGGGGTTGCGCCCGTGGCACCTGTAGCACCTGTTGCGCCAGTCGCTCCAGTCGCTCCAGTCGCTCCAGTTGCGCCAGTCGCTCCAGTTGCGCCAGTCGCTCCAGTGGGACCCATCGCCCCAACGTCGCCTTTCTGGGCCAGGACTTCCCACTCCGCGGAGGGGGGTTCCACCGAGCTCGCGATGGGGTCTATGTAGATGTAGGACGTCCCGGCGTGCTCGACGGCATCCCGGGGGGCATAGGTGTTCAGGACGCTCCAGGCACCCCTCCAGCGGATGCCGGCAGGTCCCGCCGGGCCCGCGGGAGCGGACTCGGTTATGGTGATCACCTCCTCGACGACGGTGAGGGAGGTGACCTGCTCGACGACCGTGATTGTAAGGGGTTCCTCAGGCATAGGTCGTCCTCGCAAGAACAGTCACCGCACCCGCAACCACCCGACGAACACTCAGGTCCGGGTACGTCAGGAAGATGTCGTAGGAGTGGTCGTCATCCACGATCATCGCGGCCGTCTCGGCCCCCGGGATGAAGACGTTGATCTTGCCGTCCGTGGCCGGATTATTCAGGGTCAGGGTGAAGTCGACCATCTTCTTGCCTCGGGGACCGCCGGCTCGAATCATTCCGGACAGGCTGCACCCGGTGAGGTCCAGAGGCTCGGGTGTGGCGTCCTCCAGGGTGAGTTCCCAATTGAAGTCGGCGCCCTGCTCGATGGAGATGTCCCTGCTCGCTGCCGACATACCCTCTCCCGGTTAGATCCTCACCCTACGAGCATACACCACGTCCTTGGCTCCGAGCATCAATTCTGTCATCAGCCATACCAGCGAGTCCAGTCGGTTCGGGCTGAAGGTTGACTTGACCGGATCCCAGGTCGTCATCTCGTCTTCGAGCTTGGTGTGCCGGCCGACATGGTGCACCAGACCTCTCTCGTAGAGGGACGCGACCGGCTCCGCTCGGACCTCTTTTCCTCTGGATGCCACGACCTCCTTGACCTTCACAGTGCTGTCGATCGACATGATGATCGACTTGACCATGTCGCCCCCGAAGTTGCGCTCCACGACGATGCAGTCGGCGAGGTACTCGTGGTAGGCGTTGATCGCCTTCCGGGCCCATTCCTCGGGGGTGTATTTGCCGCTCAGGTCCGCCAGGACGTAGCCGTGCCCATCCGAGCCGAGTCCTCCGACCGTGATCCCCTGCTCATCATTACGGGCCTTCTTGCCGCCGCTCGGGTCAACCGACACAGCCACTCGGGTGAAACCGAAGCGGCGGTCCTCGACCGGGAGATCCGAGTCCGGGATCCGCATGACCCGATGCTCCGAGATGTGGGGCGTCTTCCACAGCGCCCCCATCGCGTCCGCCTGAAAGGCCTCCTTCAGGGTCGCCGGGAACTCCCGGCGGAAGCGGTGGACTCCGCGGGTCTCGATGATCTTGTTGCGCCTCCACCACAACTGGGCGTCATTCAGGATCTCGCCGTCCTGCTCCAGGGCCAGGGTCGCGACGTCCTCCTCCTCGGGCGTTCTAACAAAGTTATCTGGGACGGGATAGGCTGCATACTCGTCCGAGAAGTACCAGGGTGTGAAAATAACGATGTACTCGGACTCCCCGCTCTCCGCCGCCATCGCCATCTCGTAGAAGAGCCCGATAGGGCCGGCGGAGGTGGACTCCATCCAGATCTCGGTGTCGTCCGCGTTCGGGACACCCTGCGTGACGCCCACGATGGTGTCCTCGGCGTTCGGGAAGTAGGCGCACTCGCTCATGTGCAGGAACTGAATCGTTTCGGAACGACCCGCCCCCGAGCCGCCCGCGGTCTCGACCTTGTAGGAGGTCCGGAGCTTCCCGAAGACCATCTCCTTGGCGTTCGACTTGTCCCGGTGCGGTCGCACCGGTGTTGGGCAGAAGTCGTAGAACGTCTTGGCCATATTGAAGAGGTTCTGGGTCGAGTCATCCTTGTGGGCCAGGATGAAGCCGCGCCTGTTCGGGAGGTGCGTCAGGCGCCAGAAGAAGCGAGCCTGGACGTAGGTCGAGCCGCCCTGCTGGCGGCCCTTCACGACGATCGCCCGGACCCTCCCGGTGCGTGCCCGCTGCTGTTCCGCGAGCTGGTGGATGCGGCGCTGGGCCCGATTCATCCGCATCACGGGGAGCGTCCGGATGCCCGTCCCAGGGTCCTCCTCCATCTGACCGTCCTTGGTCCGAATCCGGAGACAGTTCGCGGCGTAGAAGTCGAAATCGTCCCGCATCCGCTCCCGGACCCGGAGGATGTCTTGCTGGGTTTCGTCCATGGTCCGAGGTTAGCATAAGGGCTGGACTTTTGGCGATAACTCGACGATATTTGGGGTAGGAGGCGGCATGGCTATCCTGATCGCGACACCCAAGGACATCGCTCGGGCCAAGGCCCTCATCCTGAAGCTGCTCGTGAAGCATGGCACCGGCTTGTCGTACCCCTTCATCTCGAACTGGCTCGGGGTAGAGAAGAAGGTCTCAAATTCCGCCTGCCGGAATGCGATCTTCGACCTCGAGAAGGAGTGCAAGATCGTTCGGCTCGGAGAGAAGCGAGGCACCAAATGGTTCCTCACCGAAGATCCGGGCTGACAGGCACGGCGTCGAGGCGCCGCGTCGGTGGTCCGAGGACGAAATCAAGAACTGAATTTCGACTGAGTAAGGATCGGGGGATCCACAGCCGAACGTCGAGTGCTCGTGCCGTCGTCCTCGGGCCACTATTCTCATGCTATTCTTCTCCCTGAACTGGGAGGGGACATGCCGGCAGACCAATTCCTGAGGTCCGAGGTCTTCTGGACCGCCCTTTCCGCTGTCTGCGCCGCCTCCGTGGTGGGCTACAAGGTCTTCCAGTGGGTCCAGGGACGCCTGAAGCGGCTCACCGTCTGGATCACCGGGATCACCGAATCGACGGACCTCGTCCGGACGCACCTGACCCGAAATGGGGGCTCCTCCTTGCTCGACAAGGTCGTGGCCCTCGAGCAGACGCAGCGGGCCCGCGCTGAACGGGAGCTCCTCTTCCACGAGGACGCCGACTTCGGGTACTTTCTGTGCAATGCGACCGGGGAGTACCTTCGCGCTTCGCGCACCTTCTACCGGATCACGGGGCGGACCCCTGGTGACATCCTTGGGTACGGGTGGGTGAACTCCTTGGCTCCCGAGAATCGGGACATCATCCTCGATCGGTGGTCCGAGGCCCTCGAGCAGCACCGGGAGTTCGCGGAAACGGTTTCCTTTCGGCGCCCCGACGATACCCGAGTCTCGCTCCAGGTCCGTGCGCTCCCCATCCTGATGGACGGGAAGGTTGCCGAGTGGGTTGGGGTGGCCCGCGAGATGCCTTTTGATGTCCCCTATCACCCGAATTGCCCTCTCGTGGCCAGGGGGTGACATGGCCGGCAAGAAGCAGCAGCTCTCCATCCGCTTCGAGAAGGTGAACCGCTCGAAGCTGCACCTCTCGATGGTGCACCAGCGAACGAGGACCGGGGCCTCTAAATTGCCGAAAAGGGGACGGGCCCACTCGAATCATCGTCGCTGAAGCCGTCCTCCCCTTTGGGCCACCACTTTGACCCCGAAGGGGTCCTTCCGGTGTCGATTTCGGCCGAAAAGTACTCCAAACGGGGGTAAATCAACGCCGAGACCTCTGTTCTGCGACATTTCGGGCACTGGTAGGTGCGTCGGGGATCGAGGTTATGGGTGTGGGGCCATCTCGTCATTTCCTCCTGGCATTCCCCGCATATTGCTCGGACTATCCCGACCTGGACGGGTTCGTGGCGCTCGATGATCATTTCTCCTCCCTGAGGGTGAGGTTGTCCCACATCTTGTAGGCGCAGACCAGCTCCGGCATCCCTGCCCCTGAGTCGAGGGGCACCATCCTGGAGTCCCAGCTCGATCGGGGGAGGACCTTGGCGCCGAGCCACAGCTGCACCGGGACGACGCAGATCTTCTTCCAGTGCTCCATGAACACCAGGACCCCTGCGGGGAGGGGTCTGCGGTCCAATTTCAGGAGGGTCGAGTGCTGCTCGCCGGTGAGGTCGCTCTTCAAGCGAGGTCCGGGGTTCGTCGCGATCTCGGGCAGCATGACCTTGGCCTCGAGCCACATCCCGATGGTCCTGGAACCCACAAAGAGGTCCGGGGTCCCGATGATCCTCTTGTCATTGATGGAGAGGACGACGCACCCCGATTCCCGCATGAAGTTCGCGAAGTTCCGCTGCTGATCCCGCTCCGGACGGACCTCCGGGGGGAGCTTGCCGATGCTCTTGGGGTGCTTGCGGGGAGGGGCTAGGTTGAGTTCCTCGGGGTCCTCAGCAGCCGGGGATGCCGGAGAGGTCGTCATCGTCCGTATCCTCGTCCCGACCCAGGCCCACGTTCCTGATCCAGAAGAGGGTCGCGGTCAGCATGGCGGTGTCCGCGAAGATCCAGATTGGAAGGGCCCAGTGCGGGAAGAAGGCCAGAAGAATGAGGGCCACCGATAGAGGTCCGAGGATCCCGAGAAGGTATTTCATTTCCGTCTCCTTGGGGTCGGTGGACCCTAGGGACATGGTACCCGAGCACGATCGACCACAGGAAGAGGGGCCACAACAGGGTCGAGGCGACACCGAAGGCGACCTTGTCTTGGGTGGTCCGGAGGGGGTGTCCGTGCCCCAGCAGGGCCTGAATAAGGTACACGAACACGCCGACGAGGAGGTAGAGCATCATCGGCGGGACCTCCGGGCTGTGGCCAGGACCAGATTCCCGTCCGGGACCTCGTCCGTTTGCCTGCGGAGATCCCACCGGTGCTTCGGGTTGAGGAGGGCGTAGGTGTACCCCTCGGGGACCTCGTCCAGGGTTGAGAGGAGCTTCGTCAGGTAGGTCATGGGGGTCGATGGGGTCGTGTTCGTGTAGCCGTGGGCGGCGTAGCCGGCCAGGACGAGTAACTTTCCGCCGTGCCTCTCGATGTGCCCCTCGAGGAGCTCTCGGTGGTGCCGAGAGAGGAGGACCGAGTGCCGCTGTCCGAGGAACCAGATCGGGGTGGCGTCGGGGTGTTGGGGGACTTCTGGGGTGTAGCCGAGGAAGTAACGGTTGCTCTCCAGAGGGAGCATCAGGTTGCTCCGCCTGAAGTTGGTGACGTCCCCGTCGCGGGGCTTCACGAGGACGTTCCGCCAGCTCGTGTGGCCGAGAATAAGGGACCACAAGGGGGCCTTCTTCTTCGTGTCGAAGAGGACGTGGGTGGCGTGGTATCTGAGGTCCGGGGTTACGAGATGGTCATCCTCGTCGTCCGTCTCGAACTCGATTCGGAGGTTCTTGAAGTCTAGGGTGTGGTTCGTCATGCCTTCAGTGTATATCCCTGGGTCTTATGTACCAAGTCCAAAAATGGCTCGCGATCTGGAAGACGGCATCTTCCCGACCCCTTTGCCTCGGATGGGGGTCTGGGGGTCTGAGACTGCGTCTCAGTAGCACCGGCCCGCGGGCTCCGCCGGCCCGAGGGTAGGCCCTGAGGGTAGGCCCTGCCGGCCTGAGGGTAGGCCCTGCCGGCCCGAGGGTAGGCCCTGAGGGTAGGCCCTGCCGGCCCGAGG